CTCCGTTGTATTCTACGGCTAATCCTAACTCTGCATTATAACAGTCAAGCTCCAGATTAAAATTTCCTCCTGTTACTGGATTGCGTAAGAAGTCAGGTCTCTGTGTCGGAAATGGTTTTTTGAATATACTCTCCAAGATCCTTCGACATTCGATCTCTCCTTTACTCTCCCTAGGAGGACCTCTTCTTAATTTTCGTGGAGACGAATCTCTACCATTCTTAGGTCTTACAAAATATTGCCCTGGTTTTGAGTATGTACCTTTGTTTCCGTTGAAGGTATTCCACAGTGCGAATATAATTAGTGCGGTAATACAAAATCCTAGACAAATCTCGAATCCCTTGTTATTCCATTTATTTTTGATAGTGTTCCATATCATTTATTAGCACCCAGATTTTCTTTTATGAGCGCAATACTCTCTTTGCAAAGGGGGCATACCGGTTTATAATGACCCCATTCCTTGATACACTTGTGATGAAAGGTATGGTTACATAGAAGGGTAGTGACCGAGTCACCAGATTGGAACTCGTCCGAACAAATAATACAGGAATCTTTACTCTTCGTTTCTTCATCTTTCTGATACTTACGAAGCTTTACATCAATGCATTTTGCGCTATCTCGTTGTAGCTCCATATCAGCGTTACTGGCCTGTATAGCGCGATCTAATAAATGGTGATCTGACGACATTACTGTATCAGCAAGCCAGAAGAATGTATCCACGGCGCTTAACGAGGTGCTTGGAATTATTGAGTCCAAGATCTCTAATCCACTAACGTATGGTGATGCAAAGACTCTTGCTGGTGAAGCTTGCATGGCTATACGTTCATCCGGTGTCCAGAGCTCAGAGGAAACAAATGTACTCTCTATATAGTTACTCCCAAAGTCTTGTAAAGGACCTGGTAAATTTATTTCCGTCGTGTGAACACTACCTTCTTCGCTAACACTATGTGATATTGCAATACTGAATCTGATGTCAGACATACTTTTTCTCCTTGCTTCTACACAATCCTTTTATAAATCGTTTTATTTTTAGTAGAAAGGTGTAGAGTTCCATCCTAGATGGTTGAATAGGTTCTGACATATCTCATCGTGGAATAGCTTACGATCAATAGTCTTAAGTATTATAAACTCCTCTTTCTTACATGGATGCTTGTGGCGCAGCAAGAGTTGGTATAGTACGTACTGAGTGTTAATAAAGTTTTTCCTATTGATATGTTTAAATTTACGGTCATAAAGCTCAGTAAGTGCATCAAAATCATCCAGTAGCTGAGATTCTAGATGGCTAATATCATCTGGCTTGACCCCTGTGAATGTGTGGTGTATCAAGTGCACGTTCTCGTAGTGGTTAGAATGGCCAAGCTCCTTAAGAAACATCAAGATATGATTCTTGGTGATGTTCTTAAACCGTATTTCGTTAGAACTATCCGGATTTCCCTCTAGAAGATGGTGACGTTTAAATTGGTCTTCTAACTCAGTATATACTTTAGAATCTATTGTGCAGTTTTGCTTACCTTGATATTGCTTTACACAGTCACGAAAATGTACCTTGCGGTCATACATGTACTTACTAGATATATTAACGCGGTCTATATCATTATAAGACGAGTTATGTTTCATAACAGTCTGTTGAGCGAAACAGTTCATACATACGTATATGTTCTTGGTGATTATATCAAAATCCCTCTTATTGTTACAGTTATTACATGTTACATTGTGTTGTTTATTTTCATCCTCAATGTTAATAACAATATATTTGCGCGCAACCTCAAGATACTCTTTAATGAGTGTTTTCTTAACTTTATTCTCTCTGGCTGGTCTACCCATAAAGCTCATCTTGATAGGTACTCGTAATATTATCTTGTACTTCTCGATGAGGTGTACGCTATTGGCTAGATAGAAGTTTAACTCTTCATGACTCTCAACTTTGCTGATGTGTTTTGATAGGCGTCGAAGTTCTGATTCTATATTTTTTCGTAGGCGCTCAACTAATATCGTAGAATCAAGGGACTGCTTGAGATCAGCTAACTTCTTCCTATGTTGGGGAAGTTGGGAGATTTCTTTCTCAAATTGTTGGCGAATCATAGTATCAATGTTTAGAATATTCGTACTAGGCATGTCATTTGTTCATCCCAGAGAATTGTTTAAGCAACCGCAATGTAATTGTGGCGTGTGATACTTCTTTCCGTTACAGGACTGTAGCTCTTTATGAGGTTCTACGCACACAATGACGTGGTCTCAAGCTCTCGCGCTCTTCCTCTATCTTGTTACTACCTTCGTGTAGATAAACTTCTAGTGTCTTTCCTGGTATTAGAATTTCTTAGACCGTCTACAGCTTCAAATACGGCACTTCCCCAGTTGTAGCAGTCATAGCTTTTTTTCTAATTTAAAAAATTAATATTGTGTTATTAATAAAAATGGCATCTATCTGCACATCTAATGTAACAAGTGCATTTGTTGATCTCGCGACATTCGACGAGATTGAGAAGTACCTCTATGGTGGCCCCGACGCTACCGCATATTTTGTTCGTGAGACGCGCAAGTCCACATGGTTCACTCAAGTTCCCGTTGTTCTGTCTCGCGCTTCTGGAAATCCGGCTTTCAACCAGGAATGGGCTGTCTCTATCTCTCGTGCTGGTGACTACTTGCTCCACACCTGGCTAAGACTCCAGCTCCCCGAAGTCCAGCTCGTCGACGCCGGGCAAGCGGTTGCGCCGAACGGGGCGACTCACCTTCGGTGGACGAGAAACTTCATGCACAACATCATTCGTGAGTGCTGCATCACGTTCAACGACCTTGTAGCGGCTCGGTTCGATAACTACCACCTGGACTTCTGGGCAGCCTTCACAGTTCCGGCCGGTAAGCGTAACGGGTACAACAACATGATTGGTAACTTCACAGAGCTAACACAGGGTCAGCCACCTGGGGTCCCGATCCTTGCTCACACTCTCAACTTGCCTCTTCCTTTCTTCTACAGTCGGGACAGCGGTGTGGCCCTCCCAACTGCGGCTCTTCCGTATAACGAGATGCGAATCAACTGCTCCATGCGTAACTGGAACGATCTCCTCATCTCGTATGACCACACCGCTGTCCAGGAGCAGCGCCTGGCGATCAATGCCACGACCGATCTTGTGAATGGTACACCGGTACTTGGCCCTTGCTGCGTCTGGGCTGACTACGCTATCGTGTCCAACGACGAACGTAAGCGCATGGCCTGTGCCCCTCGCGACATCCTTATCGAACAGGTGCAGACTGCCCCTCGCCAGGCTTTCACTCCTGCCACCAATCCGCAGCAGTCGTTCGATATTCGCTTCTCGCATGCCATTAAGGTACTATTCTTCGCGGTCCGCAACCGCACGTGGCCGTCGGAGTGGTCCAACTATATGTCGGCCTCGCCTGTCTCCGCGTTCGGACTCACCAACTTCACGCCTACCGGCTCCAGCGACCCGATCCTCCAGACCTCGCTCATTTACGAGAACACCAATCGTCTCGCTCAGATGGGTTCGGACTACTTCGCTCTTGTCAACCCATACTTCCACGCTCCAGTCATTCCGCTTGACACAGGCTTCCACATGTACTCGTACTCGCTTGACTTCATCTGTCTCGACCCGATGGGCTCCACTAACTACGGTAAGCTCACCAACGTTTCCATTGTTCCCGAGGCCTCGGCTGCAGCCGTCCTCGGTGCGAACGGGTTCGGACTACGTGATACTGGCATGAACTTTCCACAGCTCTACGAGTTCATTGTCACCGCGGTCAACAACAATATCATTCGTATTTCGGGTGGTGCTCTTGGTTTCCCAGTACTATAAACTGTCTATTTCGACTACCAAAATTTTTATACCTCAAGTATAAAATCAGTTATTACTTATCTTTTTCTTCGATAATGAATCTAGAGATAAAACCGATTCTAGATGTTGGATTTACAGTAGAAAGTAGGGATCCTGATGCAATTGCCTGTGTATGTGGTGTCTCGTTTATGGTAGGCTTATCCTTCTCCTTAGCGAGCTGCCCAATTACACTTTTTAGATCTGATTCACAGTTGAGCTTATAATCGCATTTCTTTTTTACGGTTACCTTCATTTTACTATAGAGACTTTTTATTTAAACTGTGTAGCATTGGAAAAATTAAAGTTACAATAGTAAATGTAAAATTAGCAATAGATCTACATCACACTATTCGCATGATATTACTAAGTCAATATCTATCTCGTCGGGCTTGTTCTATTGCGTCCTGCGCATTTCATCTAAATTTGCTATCAGATTTAGATTAACTTTTTTAACTCAAATAGAAATTACTTTCGTTAGGTCTCTTACCTGGTAGGCAACAACCTAAAAAGCGGGTTATTACTTTCTTGGCCTTAATCTTAAGTTGTTTCTTATCTAGTTTTACAAAACTATCGACAACGGAGGGTAGTGTCAGCAATACCAGTTGCTTAAACTGCGTCTTTTCGGTATTATCGTCCACTTGATCTTCTATCAGGTGAAGGACTGCTGCCAGAGCCACTGCTTTCTTCTGAGCTCCTTTCAGGTCAACATATCCGTCCACCGTTTGCATTAGGCTAACTAAAACAGTAACGACATTAGTTGTCGTAAGTTTTCCGTCCCCTACAACTTTCTTCAGTTCCTCGTACATACGTTCTGCTGCTACTCGTGGGAAAGTGACTGTTACATCCCCCAGTTTCAGCTTAGCTTTACTTTCATCAGGTTCAGACATTCTTACTATAGTACAAGATAATTTATTTAGTTTTTTTTACAGGGCAGACATGCTCCAATTTAAATTTAGTTTGAGAAAGATGTATCAGTTGTCTAGAATAAGACTAAAGGAATATAAAGAGAGCTTTGGACTTCCAATAAATGAGCATCTTTCAAATTGATACAGAAATGGATAAGCTAATTGATAAACTTACAGACCAGTTTAAGACTCGTCTTAAAAAACTTGTCCTGCGCAGTGAAAAATTAGTTCTTAAGCAGTATATTGCTTCACAGAAAGAGACTATGCGAGCAACGAGGAAGGATCACAAACATCCTCCTAAACCAAAAGTCAAGCCGAAACCAAAGACAACTAGGACTCAAAAGACTCGTAGACAACCCGTTTGTGAAAAAGACTATCAGTACGAAGAGTTTGCTTCCTCGTCGGACGAGTCTGACCACTAAAATAAATTTGATCAATCTAAAAACATCTCAAGTTAAGAACAAAAATGAGCACACGTAGCAAAAGAAAGATTGTTCTGAAGAATCTTAAGAAGCATAAAACTATTTGGCATCCTGATTCAACTCTGGTCTATAAATCCAAGAAAGAACGAGTAGTTATTGGTAGATATGCAGATGGTGAACTCATCCCTCTTGACGAAAAAACTCTAGAACTTTGTGACCATTGGAATATGAAGCCGGATGACAGCTTGATTGACAGCGAACATGATAGTGAGAGTAACCAAGACGATGGAGAACATGAGGGAGAACATGAGGGAGAACACGAGGGAGAACATGAGGGAGAACATGAGGGAGAACATGAGGGAGAACATGAGGGAGAACATGAGGGAGAACATGAGGGGGAACATGAGGGAGAACATGAGGGGGAAGACGAACCCCCTCCTCCAGATATCTTACCGGTGAAAGAGGCAGAAGTTCCTACCACAGAGAAACGTAGTGTCTCTCAACTTGACTTTTTCCAAGTGCTGAAAACCTATAACGAACACTCAGCTACATTTCTCTCAGGGTTGACAGTTTGTAACTCATCTCTGACATCCCAATTGCAAGCCTCTGAGAAAAAGTACGATGATCTCAAAACCGAGTATGATACTATTAAGAAGAAATTTGATACAATGAAAAGTCTTTTCGCATAATTTATTATTACGTTGATATAAATGAGCTATATCAAAGTTCCTAGATCTAAATCTAACCACTCTACTCTCGAGAGGTACAACCTCAACAACTTTCTATATGTTAGCCCCACTCAAAAACCAGGCTGTAGTCCTTCTCCAAATGTAGAGAACTACACAGAGAATTACAGAGAAAATTTAGGGTCGTTTTCAATTTATGCTGCTGTTCGCTCTCCTTATAATTACATGGGAGGAAGGTTGGCTGGTGTTACATAGTTTAAATAGTTACTAGTTTATAATAAATGGTCTACGTAGTACTTTACATTCATACAGATGAACCGACATATTCTGAAACTCTTGGGGTGTTTCAGCACAAAGCCGACGCAGTAACAGAATTACTGGAACGAGCTAATTATCGAGAACTAGAAGGTCGTCTAACCCAATATATGATACCGTGCAATGAATATAAGTCTTTTACAGCTCTACGTGAGAAAGTAGAATATGATATGAAACTTGTAGATGGTGATATATATAGAATAGAGGAACTTCCTCTCAAATAATTTTCTTGCCAAGTTCTAAAGAGTATGAATTATCTTGAATTTGCTATTAGGGTGGGGGCGTTTGCAGTAACACTCTTCTTATTACTAGAATTCATGGTCGCATGTGATATGGACACTTGGAAAGCGGCGGCAGTGTTCAGTATTGTTTCAGTGTCCGTGATATGTCTTTTCTTCTTCACCAAACAGCACAAGGTAGTGTCTTGTCCAAGATGTAAATCCAAAGTATCTCCCGCGAGAGACACCATCAGCACCTTTATTTCCAATAACAGATAAAACTATATATAGTTTTACCATATGATGTGATTGATTAAGCAGATGCCAGAAGACCAAGACATTTGAGCACCTCTTTTTGCACACCTGTCATGTCTTCAACGTCTGGCTGCACCCCCTTTTCTAGCTTCAAGAGAATCTCGTCAATACTGACAACAGAAGTACCTTCAGCTGGTTTTGGAGGACCAGGCGGCGGAGGACCAGGCGGCGGAGGACCAGGTGACGGAGGTGGAGACGGAGGACTTGGCTGTTCAAGTTTAGCCCAGAGCGCGTCAAGCGCCGAGGAGGTGCCGACGATGCGTTTACCGTTAAACACTCTTTCTTCTAGTTTATTGTGCCCAGAGGTCTCGAATGGAGTTGGTAAACAGAGCTTTGCTTCCATATCACAATATTGTCCATCATCGTCGCAGAAATTTTCATTCTCTGGGTCACACCGAGAGTTCTTCTTCACAGCACATAAATAGTCAATCAGATTATTATCACTGAGATGATTAAGTGGGACGCCTGCTTTATAAAGTAATTCTCGCAGTTCAGTTTTATCTTTCTTACTCAGCTCTTTTTGTGCACCACCATCACAGTTCACACGATCCTGAATTGACCCCTCTTCAAGCATCCCTTCCTCATCCTCTACATCCCCGGCCTCTACTTCCTCTACATCCCCGGCCTCTACTTCCTCTACATCCCCGGCCTCTACTTCCTCTACATCCCCGGCCTCTACTTCCTCTACTTCCTCTACATCCCCGGCCTCTACATCCTCTACATCCCCGGCCTCTACATCCTCTACATCCCCGGCCTCTACATCCTCTTCCTCTTCCTCGAAGTCGTCATCCGAGTAGTCGTCCTCCTCTTCCCGTTCTACCGCCTCTTCTACTACCACCACTTCCTGTTCGTCAGGAGCAGCAACTTCTCCATCGCGATAGCACTGCTTATCCATGTCATCCCATTTACATCCGCTCTTTTTACCGTATCTAGTGCAGTTACCCTTACTATAAGGATTACCGCTCTTACTTTTACAGGTCATTCTTCCGGTACTAGGTGGAGACGGTGGTGGAGACGGTGGTGGAGACGGTGGTGGAGACGGTGGTGGAGACGGTGGTGGAGACGGTGGTGGAGTTGTAGGGACTTCCCCACTTCTAGTACCCAGAGCCTCGGCGATCTTATTACATAGTTCAGTCCTCTTATAAGTCCTGTTAGTGTCAGGATTCTTAAGTGTTACGCCGCATTCTTTTGCCAGCGACTTAATATCAGCCATAGTATAACCGCCAGATTTTTTCTTTGTTTTACAACCTGCAGGAAGATGACAGCCTTTCTTTGTAGACTTCTTTGTAGACTTCTTTGTAGACTTCTTTGTAGACTTCTTTGTAGACTTCTTTGTAGACTTCTTTGTAGACTTCTTTGTCGAAGACTTCTTTGTCGAAGACTTCTTTGCAGACTTCTTTGCAGACTTCTTTCCAGGAAGAGGGCCACATTTAATAGTTGACTTTCTACACTTTTTAACAATGTAGTCGGCTAGGTCGTCTTTTGCAAATTTAGAGTAGCCTTTAATACCATTTTCCCTACAGTATCCTTTAAGCTGTCTGACTGACAGCTTTTTGAGCTCAGTTTTTCTAACCATTTTATCTATAGTAATAAATTATTTAAACTTTTTATTCGGTTGTTCTATATTCGTTGATATAGAATCTTTTGTACCTGATTATAGTGAGACCTGGAACGATTTTGAGTAATTTTTTACATGCTCTTTAGGTTTTCCTTTTTGATTACTCACCACTCGGCATCCCCCGTCACTAATAAAGTCCATGTTCTTATGTGTGTGTCCGTATATCCAAAGTTTTACCTTCTTACTATCAAGAAGATACTCTAGATCGGTTGCGTAGAGTGACGCAAATTGCTTATTCTTCTTGATACCTTGTACAGCCTGATAGGACGGAGGATGATGAGTAATTACTATCATCTGATAGTTTCTCGATTTACAGTACTTCATCATCTTCTTGATATAATGTAGATCTTCTTGGTGTCTACGTTTATAAGATGCGGTATTAAGGCCTTGTACTCTGACAATAAAAGGTGGTACTACACATTTAGGTTCACTCCAGAGTGTGCACCCCACTAAGCACACGTCTTTAATTCGAACACTGGACCTGTTGAGAATATGCAGATTAGGTATGGACTCAAGAGACTGGAGACGCGCTTCCAGAGCTTTATAACTAAGAGTCTTATGTTTGGCGACTGTATAGAACTCGTGGTTCCCTGGGATATATAAGATAGCCTGAAATAAATTACTAAGCTTCTCCAAGAACTTTCGTAGTTGGTCTATTTTGTATAGGGAACCGATATCTCCTGCCAATATTAGTACCTTCGCTACTGGGGTAATATAGTCTTGTGGTTCAGGATTTTCATTGGTAGAATGCTCAATATGCAAATCTGACGCAATCTGTACAATTACACTACTTAATAACTTACCATTTTTTTTCAATTTTGATTCTTAAGTAATGTCAGGTATATCTCCGATATCTACTGTGGGACCACGCATCTTCCTTTTTCTAGTTGTTGTAGCAGACTGAGTATTAGGGCGGTTCATACTGTTGATCATTCCCATCAAGTTTGCCCCTGTCTTCTTCATCATCATCTTCGAGATCACAAAGAATGCGGCATTCATGATGATCATGAAAAGAAGTCGAAGTTCTACTGGCCACGAAGAACCGCTAGGCACGTAACTCTTCTCTCCTAACTCGATGAGCAACTTCTCATAAGAGTGCATAGAAATAATCTGTTGCTGGGTAAAACCCTGCATATCAAATCCTAGGAAGTTCCCTAGTATGAACTCTACCCCCATGAATCCGTATACCAAATAAGTCTTGTAACTTTCTACGGATGAATCAAGTGATAGACGCCGCACACAATCATCGTATGATTTTTGCATTGTGGCAAGATCTGTATGTATAGTATAGTCAGGAATATTTGATACGGGATAGGATTTTCTGAGTAGATCAAACTTGAACAATATTTCTCGCTTTTGATCCTCTTGATCGCGATCGTTGCTATTAACCTGGTTTAGATCTCTCATGGTGGGCCTGGGAATGTATCCACCTCTGGCTTCGAGCTCGGCTAATGTCGGTGCATCGGGGACCGGTCCAGCCCGTGCAATACTATGGCCGTGTTTATCACGATGCCGACTATACTTATTCGCACTCCTTGGTCGAAAAGAGATACTCGAGCGCTCTGATGAGGAACTCCAGCCCGGTTCCGAGTCGTCTCCGAGAAGAGCTTTTAATTTCTTCGAAAGATTGGAAGACTCTGACATGTCATCCGCGTCAGAACTTCTTTTATCATTATATGTTCCTATGTCTTCTTCTATGGAGAGACCGCTTACTGAAGAAGGAATACTACCAGGAGTTGAAGGATCCGAACTTGCACTATCCTCATCACTGAGTAACATATCCAATCGGTGAGAAATTTTCCCCCCCTTAGACTTAACTTTATCAATAGTAGGAGGACGTGTTACTGCATCGTTAGTAGGAGGACGTGTTGCTGCATCGTTAGTAGGAGGACGTGTTGCTGCATCGTTTGATTTTACGGGTGGTACATACTCAAGATTAACCAAGTCTTGATGTATTTTTGCCTTGTTCTCTAAAAGTTCAAGATAGAGTCGGGGAAGTCTGGGAAACACTTGTAGTTGATCTAGAGGAGCCCTACGCAACTGAGTTTTCAAGACCCGAACTTTTTGTCTCTTTGATGGCATTTTACATTGAACCATGACCACTTTAAATGTGTATAGGTTCGGGATGTTAAAGATGCCGATCAAAAATAGTCTGTGGTATTGTCTTGATTAGTAGATGATGCTCACAATCTAGCACGATCCAAAGAATGTAGAAAGTTAAAAAAGAATTAAAGAAATATTGACTATAAGTAACAATGCAAATCTTTGTGAAGACGCTTACGGGTAAGACTATTACACTGGATATGGAATCTAGCGATACAATTGAGGCGGTTAAGACTAAGATTCAGGACAAGGAAGGAATTCCTCCCGATCAGCAGAGACTCATTTTTGCTGGAAAGCAACTTGACGATGGAAGAACACTCT